GCTGAATTTTTATTAAAACAAGGTTATGGTTTGGTATTCGAAAGAATATTAAAAGAAGGTGATATTCCATTACAAGATCAAAAAGATAAAGATGGGAATATAATTAAGATGGGAAAGGAATCACATCCAGCTTATGCTGATTTTTGTCCAGGACCTATCGCTATGCCAGATCCTGTCGAAGAAGAGAAAAAACAAAGAAAGAAATTTAATCAATTTATTGAAAAGTTTAAAAATGATCCAGAAATGGATCTTAAAAAATTTAAGTTTTTTGAATTTCATTGTTTAGATGGCAAAGAAACTCAAGATGATTTTATCCAACTTCTAGTAAATAGATTACTTCAACAATTTGAATCATATGCAAAGGTAGAAGATAAATGCGATTACTTTTCATGGGTAGAAAGTTTGGGTAAAGAGAGATATAAAAACATTATTATAACTAATGCTACTGGAACTGGTGATTTTAGTGAATTGTATCCATATATAAACATTCCTTTAAGTGTTAGAACTTCTCTTACCAAAGCTGGTTATAAGTGGCAAGAAGTTGCAGATGGTGTAAGAAGTCTTTTTATGAAAACTTTAGAACCTGTTTTTCCAATATATGAACAGATCATTAATAATGTCACTACAAAAATTGAAGACTGGGATAAGAGAATAAAGAATGGCGCTAAAGTACCAATAGTTAGACCTTGGCCATATGATTCTAATGAGAATGCAGAATGTCCATTGAATCAATATAAAATTCAAACTTCTTTTAACAGAGAACATTTTCCGCCTGACAATCCAAGCAAAAGACCAGAAATTTTAACTGATCAATTTATCACTACATTTTCATATGATAAATCTACTAAAAAAACTTTCATATACGCGCTAAAAGAAATAGAATGGTATGATAAGAATACTAATTATACAACATTGAATTATAAGGGTGTTGAATATGAAATGTGGTGGATGAAAATTCCTAGTGCTATTAATAATGTTAAATCAGCAGAAGATATTGTTAATATAGATCCAAAACTGGGTGGTACTAATTTTAAATTTCAAAGACAAGAAGTAATAGATGCTATCAAAGCAGCAAAAGAATGTGATGATGTTGAAGCAGATAGTGGTATAGATTATACTTGGCCAGGTGGAGATCCATATGAGGAAATGGCAGAAATAACAATAGCATATTGGTATGCATGTATTGTAAAACCTTTTGCACCGACACCAGCTGCTTTACCAGCTTTAATCCCTGCACCATTAGGTGGAATTTACATACCAATTTATTATGGTGGTAAAAAGAGATTAGCTAATAATTTAAGAAAGGCTTGGAATAGTGGTAAAACATTTGCAACTTTGCCAATCCCTGCACCTCCAGCATTAGTAGTTGCTACAGCAGTTGCAGCAGCATATGCTTTACATTTACTAGAATTTAAATTATTATACTTAGGTGGTATACCAACACCTGCTGGTCCCGTACCAATGGTAGGTATAGTTCCTGTAGTATTCTAAAAAATGATAGGATATATAATATGTTACACCTTTAATATAAAAATAAATGAACAACGAAAAAAACAAAAGAGTTAGACTTGGTGAAAATAAAGCCAAAGAAAACACAAAAGAAGAGTCTGATTTGTCGTTAGACTTTCTTAAAAAAATGGCAGGAATTCCAACATCTAAAGAGGATTCTCTCGCTACATTTTACGACAAAGACGGAAATTTTATGTGGGATGCTTATGAAGCAGATTGCCCATCTAGACTTAGAAAACCAAACCCCCACATTAAAACTCAAAACGGAGACAAAGTTTATTCTAGAGAATCATACGCACAAGAGATGTATGATAAACTTATATCGTTCGATAGTTCTCAAGGTGTAATGGTATCTGATTTAACTGTTGGAGAAATTCTTAATGGTAAAATCTATGCAGTGAGTCATGATTTCATTAGTGTTGATGTTGGTTACAGAGAATTAGTATATGTCAAGTATGACAAAGAACCTTCTGAAATTCAATCATTAAAACCAGGTGATGAAACAGCTGTATTGATTACACAATTTGGAAATAATTCACATGTGTTAGGATCAATTAATGGCGGTGTTAAACACAAAGTATTCATGGATCTTAGAGAAGCTGTTGAAACAGGTGGAACTGCATGGGTAGGTAAAGTAACACACATGATTGAAAATGGTGGTTACATGGTAGCAGTTCAAGGAATTGAATGTTTTATGCCAGGATCACTCGCAGGAATTAATAAGTTACATGATTTTAGTTCTATTATTGGAACAGAAATGTATGTTGTCCCTGTAAGTTTCTCACCGGAAAGAGGTACGTTAGTAGTTTCTCATAGAAAATATTTACAAGCTTTAATTCCAGGTGAAATTGAAGATTTAAAAGCTAATCAAGGTGCAACAGTAAAAGGTAACGTAACAGGTACTGCTAAATATGGTGTATTCGTTGAATTTAATAACTGTTTAACAGGTATGATTCATAGCAATGATTTAGACGAAGAAACTACAGCTAAGTTTAAAGCTAGACAAATTTTACCAGGTGATGAAATCGAATTCATCGTTAAAGATATTATTAGTGATACTAAAATTACACTTACTCAAAAAGCAAATTCTGTATCCAATCCTTGGCATGATATTGCTTCAAGATACCAGATTCCTTCTGTAATTCAAGCAACTGTAAAAACTAAAAAAGATTACGGTTTGTTTATTACAATCGAAGAAGGCGTAACTGGATTGTTACATGTTAGTGAAGTTGGAGAAGATATTATGGATGTATTTAAAAACGGAGATCCAATCACTGTACAAATTACAAGAATCGATGTTGATTCGATGAAAGTATTTTTGAAAATGCCTCAATAACTATTGCAACGAGAGTGTGATATATATTGAAACGATAAATATCATAATCTTAATATGCAAAAGCTAACTTACGATTCTCCTAGAGAATCAATATTGAACGCAGCACTTATGGGTGTTGAGTTTGAATTCTATTCTAATCTCGGTCTAGAAGAAACCAGAAAATCTTTGGTTAAACTTCTAGACCGAAAAATTAGGTTAGAAGATAAGGCTCATTCTGAATTTCAGCCTTCTGCTGAAGAATTTAAAATGGAACCTGATATGTCTGGTGGTAAAGGTTTAATTGAATTGGTTACTGGACCAATACCTTACAGAAATGCTAGAATTATGGTTATTAAGATGCTTAAATGGATATCGGAAAATGGATATACAACTGATAGAGCATCTATTCACATTAATTTATCGTTCGATAAACAATTTCTACAAGATAAAGATCTTCTTTCTAAGATGAATGTTCTTAAATTCATTTTAGAGTTTGATGAAAAACAAGTTTATAAGTTTTTCCCAAATAGAGAAAAATCTGCTTATGCTAAAAGTATTAAGTGGATAATGCCAAAATGGGAAGCATTCCATTTTGATGCTAATCAAATTGCTTCAAATAATTTTAAATTTGCCGACACTAAATATTACGGAATTAACTTCTCTAAAAAAGAGAAAAACTATCTTGAGTTTAGATATTTAGGTGGAGCAGATTATGAAAAGAAAGTAGATGATATTTTATATCTAACTGAAAGATTTTTAGCTCAAATGTGGAAGTCATGTAATGACTCTAGATTTACTCCTGAAAATAAAATAGAATTACAAAAAATCTTAAATAAAAATAAGCCAGTTTCTGACATGCTTAGAGATTATACAAAAGTCTCAGAACATTGGCCTAAAATCAAAATATTAGCAGATCTACAAGATAATCCTATTATCATAAAGGTGCATTGGGATAGATTTAAAATGAGAGTAATGGATTTGTTAGTAAATGGATCTATGACTGAGGGTACTATTAACTATGATTCAGATTACGGTGCAGTTCAAGTAAAAGATGGTAAATTCCCAACTGTTTATATGTTAGAGAATTTTGAATTTATTGATTGTGAACTTGCTGGTAATTTAACTAATTGTAGTTTTTACAATTGTGAAGTTTCAGGTTCTGCTATTATGTGGGGAAGTTTATATCAAGGTACTAAAATAAAAGACTCTAAAGTAGAGTCTAGTTATACTCACGGAAGTTGTGAATTAACCAATTGTTATGTTGCTGGAAGAGACACTATGTTTAAAGGTAAAATGATAGGTGGAATATTCAGAGAAGGTTTCATAAGTGATTCGGCTAGATTTGAAGAAACAGAGATAGTAGTAAGTAAAAAAATAAAATAATAAAATGGGTCAAATTATAAGCGGTTCAAATAATGATTTAACTACTGGAAGAAGTTTCAGTGCGAATTGTTTAAATGCATTTCTAGATGAAATAGCAGACGAAATTACAGGAGCTTGTATGGTTCCAGTTAACTTACCACAAAAAGAGATTATTAATATAATTAAGAGATCTAAAAAATGGTTCTATAAGAAATACGAATATGCCGTAAAAGAAAATCTTTATCATATTCCAAATGATGTGTTTTCTTCTGAATATTTTAAAAACACTAGAACGCTTAATTTACCTGGCCCTGGCGTTGACGGTGGAGGTGGAGTTTATTCTGTATATGGATTATATGATTTAGCTTCAGGATTTGGTGGTCAAGGCGGTGGATTAGATCTTAGATTTCAATCTGGTGGTGACTTCTCTATGGAAAGAATGTTATTTAGAGGTATGTACGAAGGTTCTGGTATGGCTGAGGCTGCAGAAGAATTACAATACTATGTATTGAATGCATCTATGGCAGATTTGTCTAGACAGATCCTAGAGAATCCTATTTCTTATGCATATTCACAATTAACTGGAGAACTTAAGTTTTTAGGTGATACACCTAAAGGTGATGTGATCTTAGAAATTTACGAAACAATTCCAGATTGTGCTTTATATGACGATGAAATTTTCTTTAGATATGTTAGTGCTAAAATCAAACAATCATTAGGTACTAAGTTAGGTATTTTTAAATTTGCTTTACCGGGTAATGTTGATTTTGATTATGATGCAATCAAATCTATGGGAGATGATGAACTTTCAGCTATAGAAGAAGAAATCAAAGGAGATGAAGGCGTAGACTGGATGATGCATACCTAAATAAAGAAGATACATACATAGATGGAATTATATATAAAACACCCAACTGACCCTAATTATGACGAAGACCAGGTTCAAACTAATAGTGAAATAGAAATGTTAATCACGCAGATTCAAACTGCTCTATTTACTAATACGAGAGAAGTTATGGGTTCTGAGAATTTTGGTTGTAATTTGGAAACACTTATATATGATTTAAATGTTAATGAATATAATATAGTTTCTACAATAACTGATCAAATAAATAGATATTGTCCTCTAGCTAATAAGTATAATTTTGGCGTAGATGTTACATTTATGAAAGGTGAAGTTAGAGATATTGCATTTATAGATATTACAATAGATAGCAGATATTCTATAAAAATAAGTATGTTATAAAAAAGTAAATACAATAATGGCTGAATTAAAATTTTTAAGTAGAATTAGAACAGGTGCAGCTGACATCAGACAAGATGCGCAGACGTATATTTCTAGGGTCTACAGTAGAGCTAACACTCTATTTACGGTGGCTTCACCGTTTGCCCAAATAATTTCAGTATTATCTGAAATATCTGATTTAATTATGTTCTACATTGAAGATTCAGTAGTAGAACAAAACATATATACTGCTCAACAAGCAGAATCTATATATGGTATGGCTAGATTAACTGGACATGATGCTACTAGAGGATTTGCTGCAACTGGTGAGATTGAATTTAGATGGAAACCCGGAGCAGATATGTCAAAGATTGCTGGAAATACATTAAATATACAATCTAGAGCTCAACTTAAATTTGATGCTAATGGATTAATGTATACTCTTTTAAATTCTAACGATAGTTTTAAATTAGAAAAAACAAATTATAGATCTATTAAGACTGCTATTATTCAGGGTAAGTTTGAAAAACAAACATTAACTTCTAGTGGTGAAAAATTACAATCATTTAGTATTAANACAGGTGGTATAACAGATCATAATAAAATAAGTGTTAGTGTTAATGGAGAACTTTGGACAAAGCATGAATCATTATATGATTTAGGTTCTGAAGAAAAAGCATATTTAGTTAAGACTGGAATTAGTGGAGGTTTAGACCTTTATTTTGGTAATGGAAGTTTTGGAATGATACCACCAAATGGTGCTACAATCGAAATAGAATATGTAAAACATAATGGAATGACAGGTAATTTAGATGATTCACCTGATTTAACTATTAAATGGGATGCAGTTGGTACCGATTCAAATGGTAATGAGCATGATTTAAATCAATTTTTGGATGTAACTATTACTTCATCGCCTAAAATGGGTNGTGATAGAGAAGACACTAGATTTACAAAGATTATGACACCAATGACGAGTAAATCTTTTGTATTAGCAACTCCTGATAATTATGAATATTTCTTATCAAGGTATAATATGTTCTCTTATATAGATGCATATAACACAACTGATGACCAATATTTGGATGATGATAATGTTATTTATATTTTCGCAGTTCCTGATATTAAAAAGAAACTTGCAAAAAACCAAGATTATTTTAATATTCCAGAATCTGAAATGTTTTTAGATCAAGGAGAATATGACGCAATGCATAAGGTATTAGAAGATAGCGGACAACAAATGGTAACTACTGAAGTTGTTTTTGTTAAACCTCAAGTAAGATACTATAGCATGGATATTAATATTAGATATTTTGAAGGTTACACCAAAGACGAGATATACAATGCTGTTAGAGCTAAAGTTTCTGAATATTTATTGAATATTACAAGAAGAGATAAATTACCTAAATCTGATATAGTTTATATTTTAGAGGAAGTTGCGGGAATTGATGCAGTGAATGTTAAATTTATTTCTGAAACTGAAGAAACCACATTAAGAAACGGTTACTATGAATCTGTTAACGTGAGTGTTGTACCACAAGAACCTGTAACATTGGAAACTGTGGGTAATGGTAAACAAAAATATGTTTTCTTTAAGAGAATTGAAGATGTAACGGTAGTACCTGTTAAATATTCAATGGATATACCAGATACTGTAAAAGGTTTGGATCAATGGGGTGATATTATAATGGAGAAAGAAGAAGTTGCTGTATTTAGAGGTGGATGGTTAGATAGAGATGGTGATGTTATTGAAGATGATGTATTAATGAATGCTGAGGCTGCAGTTAGTATTAATTTCGAAGCAGATCCTGTACCTAGAACAATTTACACTAGAATACAAGCTGGAAATAGAAAAGCACTTAAGTAATGGCATTATTTGATAATTTATTTGGATACAGAAGAGTTAGAAGATATGATAGTGTGAAAACTAGAAAAGATTCTAGATTGCATACTGGATTTGACTATGAAAATTTACCACCGAGTGAATTTATAGGTAGAGCTTTATCTGGTCACATTCAAAGAAATGAAACCATTAGATACTTCTTAATGTTTTTAGATGATAATTTAAAANCTTTATTAAGAGGNGTTAGATACCTTAAGAACTATAAAAATTATACCGTCAAAGAAGACGATAACCAAACTAGATAATGTACGATAATTTAAGATTTTTTAGGGGATTAGAATATGACTTGAACTTCGAGAAAGACGAAGATGATGTATATGAAGGTACTGTTCATTTATCCCAAGTTTCTGCAGGTCTGTATGAAACTGTTAACTTGTTCATCGTAGAAGAATGTATCTTTAATGGTGATCCTAATATTAATTTTCCTACGGCAGAAACTTCTGATCCTACTAAATTTATATTTGAATGGGAACAGACTAATAAATTTGATAGCACATCAATCATTTTATATGACATTGATAACACTGGAAATATTCCTACTATCAAAGAATTAAAGTCACAAACAATTGATTTATTAGATAATTCAAATACTGATTCTATTGTAGATGGTATTAAATATTTAAACACTAGTTCTAATGTGGCTATTCAACTTAATATTGCATTAAGTTCTACAACTCCAGGTCCACATATTAGAAACTTAAATGTGTATGAATATAAGTTAGGAGTTAAAACTCTAATAGCTGTTATTGAATTTTATGGAGAAGTTGTAGCTGAAGACGAAAGACTTACGGTTCTTTTATCTAATTTTGGAGCATCTTTATCAGAATCAGATTTCTTATTATTTAAAGATCATGACATTAGTGAAATGTCTCCTGATTATATTTTATTAAATCAAAAAAGAAAGGAACTTCTTTTAGAACTTCACAATATTAAACCATTTGTTGGTACATATAAAGCAATTTTAAATGCAATTGACTTCTTTGGTTACGATAAATTAACTCTTAAAGAATATTGGTTAAACATCGATAGTTCAGTTAAGAATTTTGGTAAATTATTTGCTGTTCCAGTTCCACATTCATCAGTTAGAGGCGAATCAATTAGAAAGAAATTAGCTTTTAAATTGCCATCTAACACTATGAAAAAAACCAGTAAGTTTAGTTTAGTCTATAGATTAAATGAACCTAATGGTACATATGACGAGTGGGATATTCCTAATGTAACTGAAACATTTGATTATACACCTGAAGAGGTTTTAATTAAATTATATGGGTTAAAAGCTAAGTTACAACAAGAGTACTTACCCCTTCAAGCTAAGATTATTGATATAACTGCTGAAGGTGATTATTTTGATCAGAGAAATTTAAACGTTTGGAATAATCAAAATGCTATTGATTTCTTTAGTGAAGGTCATAGAATTAAATTTAAGGTTGTTCCAGGTGATAGAGATCTTTTTATCGAAGACATGTCTATGGTTCTTAAACCATCATTAGATCAAAACAATGATGCAGGTAGTTACAACTTATTTTTAAATTTAGGAATAGGTAAAGAAGATAATTTAACACCTGCAAATAGAATAGAATTAAAGGATGCGATTTATAAGTTTTATGAAACGTATCATGATAGAGAATTATATTCTTACAATCCAAATATTCCAATAGGTTGTCCAATTATATTAGATGGAACTGATTCATTTGATGATGTATGGGACGAAGCTAAGTTTACATGGGAAGATGCTCATGATCCAAATTCAACTTTGTTAATAACATGGAACAATTGGTGGAAAGCATGGGTTTATGAAATAGAATGGGTAGTTACAAGTAAAGAAAGAGGTTTTAACCAGACATATAGAGGTGCGATAGATGATTACTTGGTACTTCCACTGATATTACCATATGCTGATTCTTATAGTGTGGAAATGAGAACTTATGATCTATTTGGACACAGATCACATTATAGAATGAATGATGTTATAGATGTTAAATTAAAAAATCTAGAACTTTATGGAATTTATAAGTGGTTAGAGTTTGACACATGGGATGGTAAGAAATTATCATGGAATAAAGCTGGTGGTTATTGGAATTCACCTCAAGATAATAAGACATTAGTTGAAGATAATTTAGCTACACTTTATTTGACTTTAGATAGAGCTAATTATGTACACATGGAAGATGATCAAGGTTTAAGATTCTCGATTGTCAGAAGATATATGGACATATATTCTGAAACTGGTTTTAGTGAGACTACTGGACCATACACTTGGGATGAATCTACATTTAGATTTGAAGACAGTAAACATATCGCGTGGAATTATATGCGAGTTGGACCTGATTTAACTTCAAGTTTTAAAATTAATGACATACAACAAGGTGATAAATTAGTTATTAAATACAAACATCCTGTAAATGGCGCAGTTAGCATAGGTGAACATACTATTATGAATACAACTCCTACTACCTTTAATGATGTAAATGGATGGAAACAAATAATGGATGAATTAAATGCAAGCACTGATCCTGTTATTAGTAAATTTAATTATAACGCAATATTCGAAGATCTAGATGATAACGGTGCGAATGATGTATTTAGATTTATTTTAGCTGTGGGTTGGGAATATTCAAGCATATATGATTTTGATACAGTTTCTATTGTTAAAATAAATCCTGCTTCTAATTCTAATGTAACNGGTGAAACACACGTTGAACATTTTAATCCAACATGGGATGANACTAGAGTATTTACGAATTANGCTGAAGTTGAAAGATCAACNCACGTAACAATATCTACNGATATTTCTAAGTTTCCTGGTAGAAAAAATGCTAAGTGGACAATCACAAATATAAGTAACCCAAAAATCACTGATATATACTATAATAATATGTGGCTGACGTACATCTTTAAAGAACCTGGATACTATTCGATTCAATTAGAGGCTGAAGACACACATGGTAATAAAAACCTTGTAAAAAGAAACATGTTAAAAGTAAAATAATAAAACAATAAAAATGGCAAACATTACTGAAATCTTAGGAACTGACTCAGTTTCTTCATCAAGACCGATTATCAATAGTAACTTTGAGTTATTAAACGACGAGTTAGCATCTGTTACGGCACTATTAAACCCAACTACATTAACATTAAGTGGACTCGCAAGTGTTTCTACTTCGTCGTTAACAGTTGCACAAGGAGGTGTAAATTTATTACTTGTTAATAATTTAGGCGCTATATTTAACATTGCTGCTACATTTGCATCAAGNGCTAAATTTGGAGGTACTTTGATTAAAAGNGGAGTATTAGGTACTGCTGCANTNCCAACTACACAAGTTACACCAACAGTTATTACTGCAATCACATATTTTGTTGATAGTAATTTTACTTTACCAGAAGCAACAGATGGACAAGAGGTAACTATTATNAATGTAGCTGCGAGTTCTAAATCTATATTAGCTGGTGCAGGTGTTACATTAGGTGCAAGTACAATTGCATTGACAGGATTAAATTCTACAGTAACTTTAAGATGTTTTAATGACAAATGGTATGTTATCTCATCTTATAAAGCAGATATATTATAAAAACAAAATTTAATTAATAAATGGCAACTCCTCTAGTTAGAATACCGCAGCCCATGGGAGGCACAATGTATGCTTTTGCTTCTTCAGCAAGAGATATGACTAGAGCTTTTAACAGTTCAGACTTAAATTTTGAATTTAGCAAATATGCTTTGTTAGATCTTCCAGATTTTACTGATTCAGTTAATGGTTCTAACACAATAGATTTTGAATTAAACCTTAAACAACCTTCTGGTCAAGCGTATATCGCTGGAATGCCTAATGTTGATTTTGCGCAAACGTTTCAAAATTACGCATTAAATATGGAAGAGTTATTATTGCAAGATGATGACTATGATCCAATTATTTTACAATCAGATGCTGAAAAAATATTCTTTAAATGGTTATCTTCTTTAGGTGCCATTGATTTTATTACAGCAGATTCTAATCAAACTCTTTTAGGTAATTATACAGAGAAAGTTAATGGAAATTTAGCTAGTGATAATTATGACAGAGTGGTTAAATATTTAGGGACTATTGACGTTGAGAATGATGTTGCTTATCAAGGTAATACATATCACGAAGTTTATATTAATGTTCCTACTTCAGTTGGTTATACACCAACGGTTTTGTTTAAGCCATCGAATTACAATACATCTGCTACTAAATTATATGCTAGTGATTATATAGAAGGTAGAGCNGGACAAACACATCCTGATCCTAATATTAATATTAATGCAATAGTTGATGATTATGCTTTAAGTAGTGGACCATATTACAATATTCAAACGAATGCGACTAATAGCGTAGGTATTCAATTTGACGCAAGTGCATACGAAGAAATAAATAACTCAGTTGATGTAAAGTCATTATTAGATTTTGCTAAAAAAGGACAGAAATTTAATTTCAATGCAATATTAGTTTACTATGATATTTATAGTCAATCAGTACCTGCTAATAGAGCAACAAATTTATATGGTATTTTAATACTTGATGATATTCAAGATTCTTATGGACCTGGTTCTAAGATCAACGAACAAATTAAGTATAAGCCAAACGAGATTACAGGTTTAAATGGTAATGCATTCTCTTTAAAATTAAATTTAAAGTTTAATTCATCATTAGATAATGTAGGTGTTGAAACTAGTATAAATGACTTTACTACGTTTTCTATGGATTTATTCATGGATACAACTACAGCACTAGAAAATGCTACTGAACTTTTAATTCAAGCAAATAATAGATACGGTGCAGTTGTTAATAGATTAGATGCTATTGAAAATATAGTTGCTGCTAAAGAAAATGCTACGGCACTTTTAAGTAGAATTGTTTCTTTGGAAGATTCATTTCAAAATGCTTCTATTCAATTAGCAGACTCTAATTCTCTTTTGGAATTAATTACAAAAGCACATAATAAAATCAATTCATTAATTGATGGAACAATACCAGTAGAATTACAATATAATACTGATGTTTTATTTGCAGGTAAAGGTACAGAAGTTGATAAATCTATTCCTAATAAAATTAAAATTAACAATACAGTTGATGGTTATACTTTAAATAGTGTATACCTTTGGAATATGGCTGCTAATGCAATTGCAACACAATTATCAAGCACAGTGTGGTTTGATGCAGGAAATGTTGGAAACGGTTCTGGTAAATTTGCAATCTGGTCTAGACTAGAAGCTTTTACAAATAGATTAAGTCTTAAAGGTTTGATTAGAAAACCTAATGGAGATAATTCTGATCCTGAAAGTAATCTTAATATATACATTGATGATAGTCTTACTGCTTGGAAAAGCGGTCAAACTTTTAAAATCACATTTGACACAATCAATATGTCTGGTAATAATATTAAAATTTGGACTAGTAAAACAACTGGATTTGACAAATTAATAGCAGATATAGACGCAACTCAATTAATAACAAACAAACCGTATATTGAATTAGTATGTATTAACCCTGCTAATTATCAATTCGAAGCTGATATTTTAAGATAATATGAATACTAACAACTCTATTTCTAATTCACTCAAGAAATTACTTGAGATCAACGCTAATTCCTTAAAGACTTTTGAGAGAATTAATGAAGCAATCACGACTGATCAACAAGATGTACCTCTTGAGATAATAACTACTGATGGAACTAAAACAGTTTATGTGCCGTCATTTGGTTATATGAAAAGAGAATTAGAACGATTAGACACTAATCTAAAATCTTTAGCAGGTTTAGGTAAGGGTAATACTAGAATTAAGTTACCAGATGGTACTTATCAAAGTATTATTACATCTACTTTAAAATCTCCAGCTAATGATATTACAGTGTTTAATAGACCTGTTAATTTTTCAACCAAACCTAATTATTTCTTTGAAGATTTCTTAAATCCTTTATTGACTACCACTATTAATGTTGGTGGACAAATACCTACTAGTACTGAAAAGATATTAGTTAAAAGAATTTTATTTGATTCTTCGAATGCAGTTACTGTTGATTATTTTAACACTAACTTTAAGAATAAAGAAAATATAGATTATGCTACTGCAATTAGAGATATTGCAAACAATAGTTTAGCATATACTTTAGATGAAGACACTAGAGATTTACCTTATAGAAATGCACAATACACTGGTAAATTTGATGTATTAAAAATTAACAATTCTAAGAGAGAAGAAACTGTCGATGGTGTTACAACCAAGAGAGGTATAAAATTATACGCTTTAGATAAATTAACATATAGTGATTCTACAAAGGCTTATGCTGAAACAGAAACATTAAAAGTTGGTGATGAACTTATGGTTCAAGGTGGTCTTAGAAATACCAGATATAAAATTACTAGAATTGATGGATCTACAAATCAAGTAGAATTATTATTAGTTGAAGGTTATGAATCTGTTAAGATTGGTGCTGATCAACTAGGAATTTATAAAAATGATGATAATAATCTAAACATACAAGTTAATGTAGGTTTTAATGAAAGACTTTTAATTTTTATTAAAGCAATAGATCCTGATTCTAAAATCTTAGCAGAAAACTGGTCACCTGGTATTAGCTTTTATTCTAATGAATTAACATTAGTACAGGAAGATGGTTCATCAATAAGATTAGATGATTATTACAAAGATGAAGTNGCTGACTTTGGTAGATATATTAATGCTCTTAAAGAAGATGCTATTCCACCAGCAACACAGGGTATTACTCCTGATGCTCCGGCATTGGATCTTAATAACTTTAAGGTAGTACAAATTAATACACACCTTACAGCTAATGACAGCGCTGACAAAATTAAAAAGTTAGCAGCTGACAAAGTTTCTGTTGAAGAGAAGATTAAAAAATTAGATGAAATTATAGTTAAGAAAAGAGCTGAAATTTCTACTAAGAAATATGAATCAAGTATTCAAAAAGATAAAGATAAAAACGAATTAAATTCACTTATCACTGAAAGAACTAGTGAAACAAGTTTATATAATAGTATTGTAAACCAAATTCAATCATTGGCTTCGGGTTCTAATACAACTACAGTTACTCCAAAATATAGAGTTAGAGGTTTTTGGGCTATTCCAGAACCTAAAAAAGTTGCAGATACTGTTGATCAAAACGTTGTACAATTTATTATACAATATAGATACTTATCTACTAGTGGAAAAGCAAGTGAAGTTTCACAACTTCCATTTACTGAAGGTACAAGACAAAAAACTGCGGTTTTCTCAAATTGGAATGAAATGACAACTAAAGCTAGAGACAGATATAGAGATTCTGTTACTGGTAAGTTTGCATGGCANGCTAGTTTGGTTGAAGATGCACAAGAAGTTAACTTTAATCAATTAGATATTTCAATTAATGAAGGTGAATTAGTAGAGATCAGAGTTAAATCTGTTTCTGAAGCTGGTTATCCAGCAAATCCAATATATTCTGATTGGTCTGAAGCAATTACTATTGATTTCCCAATTGCTGAAATTGATACTACAAATGTAGAAGCATTGTTAATGTCTAACGCTGCTGAAACGGCTGCTGTTAAAATCTCAGAAGAATTAACATCTAAAGGTGTATTTACACACATAGACGATAGCTTTAGTGCTAATGAAAAATATTATGCACACAGTGCAACAAGTATTGCTTCAGGATTCTTATCTGCTGAACAAAAACCAATTTCGGTTTATGATAAAATTGCAGAATTAGAAGCTCAAATAGCATCACTTAAAGTTACAGTTGAAGTGGAAATTGGTGAACTTCTTGTTAAGATCATGGATGAAGACGGTACAGTTACTGTTATCAACAATGATACTAAAAACCAAATCTTCGCTGGATATTACACAGATGAAGTTGCAAGTTTAACTATTAAGAAAGGTCACATTGTTACTAAAACATTTAAACTTTTATTAGAAAATACTAAGGCTACTAAATTAGAACTAGTTTCAAGATTGGTTGGTGATAGAAACTTACCAGCATATAGATCTACTTCTGCAGGTTCTGCAATTGCAGATAGCGGTTTCGGTGTAAGATTAAATGATAGTGGAATTGCAGATACTGATAACAAAATTAGTTCAGATAATTATTATACATCTGAAGGTAAATATGATTTAGTGCCTATTCAATATCAAAACATAGATGCTACTTCTATTAATTCATATGCATTATTAGCTGAAGCACCATATCAATCTGCTCAAAGACGTGGACAATTTGTTTACTCTAGATTTATGGATATTGCTAATCAAAATCCATTATATGTTACTGAATCATTATTGTCTGGAGCACTTCCAAATTTAACAAATTATGAATATCCTATTAGTTATGCAACATTTCAAGGTGTAGCTAATACAATTCAATTAATTACTCCAACTGGAAATGGTAATTCTGTTGATTTTATATGGACTGGAACTTTTGGTAAGGGTACGACCGGTGTTACTGGAAATATCTCTGGAGATTTTACTAAAGATAAAATAGATGTATGTAGTGTATCTAGTGTAGGTGCTGCTAATTATAATAATGGTTTATACATACACAAAGATCATCCAGATTTACAAAACTTATATGCAGATTTACAAGATATTGCAGCAAATGATGCTGCGGTTACTAATACTGAACAACAAAATAATATTCAAGCCATAGTAAATAATGCTATTTATACTATGCCTATTACTGCAACTTATGCAACTGGAACTTCATTTATATACAGTGGTATAAATAATTTTATTGGAAATTCATTTGCAGTTTCAGCAGTAGATTCGATTCAATCTACTAAACAATTAGCATTCCAAAAAACATCTAATTTAATTTTAGCAGGTGATAG